TTTTTGTTATTTTCTTAAACTTTTTTGAAAATTTCTTGTATAATCCTAAACTTTACGCTAAAATGATAAAATGAAAGGGGGTCTACCTATTATGAAAAGCACGTTCCAGAAAAGACTTCAGGAAAGAATGGATGAACTTGGTTTCCGTCAAGCGGATTTAGCGGAAAGGACAGGTCTGTCTAAGTCCCGGATCAGTCATTACATCAACGGAAGGTATGAAGCCAAACAGGAAGCCTTGTACCTGATAGCCAAATCCCTTGATGTGAATGAAGCTTGGTTGATGGGTCATGATGTACCCAAGGAAAGAAGTATAGCAGAAAAAGAATCTGACATGTCCTATGAACTGAAATTGCTGGATCAGATTTCCATTCGGTATGGGAAAGCAGCGGTTCAGGCGCTTTCAGTCCTGAATGAACTGAATGAAGAAGGTCAGAAGAAAGCAGTTTCAGCGCTGGAAGACTTGTCAGAAATCCCAAAGTACAGAAAGGATGATGATTCTTGAAAAGGTTCCTTCTTATTATAGTGGTTCTGGTTTCACTGGTTCTGTTGGCTGGTTGTCAGTCCAAGAACACCGCTAAAGACATTCAGAATATCAAGATCACGGTTGACCAGCAGACATTGAATGAAGTCAATCAGGGAATCCAGAACTTTAAGAACGGAAATTAAAAAAGTCCCCGTCCAGCTACCACCCCGGACAGGGACAAGACCAACCCCCAAACGATGAAAGGCGGGTCTGATGTGATTATAACACAGAAACCGCCCAAAAACTACGGTTGAACTACGGTAAAACTACGCTTAAACTACGGTAAGAATCCTTATTTTTCAACGGGAACTACGGCAGCTACGGTTGATTTCACTTTCTTATATTATTACTTAGTAAGGATAGAGTAATAATATATTATATAGTCCTGTCCAAAACCCCCTTTTTCTAAGAAGTTGAAAACAACCGTAGTATCCGTAGTAAGCCTTGAAAATCCTACATTTTAAGCGTAGTTCATCCGTAGTTTTACCCGTAGTCAAGCGTAGTTTTTACGGATGAAAGGCGGTTATCATGAAGAATCCCAATGGTTATGGGTCAGTTGTCAAGCTTTCCGGGAACAGAAGAAGACCGTTCACCGCCCGGAAGACCACAGGTTGGAAAGACAACGGACAACCAATCTATCTGGTTATCGGTTATTATGCTTCCCGTGAAGAAGGAATGATAGCCCTTGCGGAATACAACAAAAACCCCTATGACATTGACAAGCGGAATATCAGCCTGAATGAACTGTACCAGAAATGGTCTGAAACAGTTTACCCCAAACTTGGGAAATCTCTTCAGGGTTCCTTGAAGTCTGCCTACAAACACATGAAGAAGCTGGATGAACTGAAGTACCGGGATATCAGATCATTCCAAATGCAGGACACCATTGATAATTGTGGTTGCGGATATAGCACACAGGCAGCAATCAAAAACCTTTGGGGTTACCTTGACAGATTTGCAATGGAAATGGATGTGATTCAGAAAATGTATTCAGTTTTAACAACCAGCGCCCCGGTTGCGGAATCCAGCAGAACACCTTTCACGGAAGATGAAATCAAGACCCTTTGGAATCATGCTGATGAACCTTGGGTTGATACCATCCTGATTATGTTGTATTCCGGTTGGCGAATCATCGAATTTCTTACACTGGAAACCGCCAATATGGATATGGACAACCAAACCATGAAAGGCGGGGTCAAGACCCGGAACGGGAAAGACCGGATTGTTCCTATTCATTCTGCTATTTTGAAGTTCATTGAAGTCCGCTTCAATCCAGATTCAAAGTACCTGATAACAGATCAGAACGGAAAGCCCATGTCAGAAGACCAATACCGGGAAATTTTCAAAGAAACCCTGTCCAAGTATGGAATCACCCACACCCCGCATGAAACCCGGCACACCTTCAGAACCAGACTGGATTCAGCCGGGGCAAATAAGAAGTGTATTGATTTGATGATGGGTCACAAGTCCAAGGATGTAGGGGAAAGGGTGTATACCCATAAGACCCTTGAAGAACTGAAAACCGCCATTGAACTAATAACACGTTAGTAACAAAAAGAAGGGGGAACGTTGAAAATCAACGTTCCCCCTTTGAAACCAGTATATTATACCATGAATTTCTTCATTTTCAAACACACATGGTTTCAATGATTTCAACGGTTTCAATTCCTGAAAGGCTGTTTCAGTCCCGTCCGGTTCTGACCGTTAGTAACAGGTTAGTAACAGATTATCCCAAGGTCTGAAGCATCTTTGCACCCGGATATTGGGTCAGAAGCGCTTCAGCAGCTTCTTTGGTCAGATCAGTAATTGTCACCTGATAGGTCACTGGTTGTGGAATGGTTCCACCCTTACACAGCTTTTCCAGCGCTGCAAGGGTGATAGCGCCAACTTTCCCATCAACCGTCAGCCCGTTATCCTGCTGGAACTTCTTCACAGCAGCAAGGGTTTCATTCCCAAAGCTACCATCAGCACCATACTTGGGAAGACTATACCCAAGCTGCATAAGCATTTTCTGAACATCAATCACCCTATCACCTTTGCTTCCCTTCATCAGAACCGGAACTTTCGTTTCCGGTTCTTTGTCCGTTCCGCTGTCAGTGGTAGGAATAGCGGATTGATTAGAAAGGCTTTTGGGAATTGCGTAATGCGTCCAGCCTTTGTCAGTGGTCTTCCCGGTCTGAACACCGTTGGAACAGTGAATAATCTGACCATTACCAATGTGAAGCCCTGTGTGTTCCATCGTTTTCCCATTGGCTTTGAACACACAACAAACCACATTAGGCATGTTTTTCAGTTCACCTTTTTCAGACCAGTTGGAATCATCATTCCATTGGGAAGTAGCCCCAGCGCCCATGATTTTCACCCCGGTCACCTTCAGGACATCCCAATAGGTGAATCCCCGGCAGTCAAAACAGCGGGTTTTCCCGCCTTTGGGGAACCATTTACAACCCGCACAACCGGACATGTCAGCCCCTTCAAAGTTCTTGCAACGGGCTTTAATATTGTCCTTGTTCTTACCGGGTGAAGTTCCGTTGTAGCGCTGTCTTCTGACAGAAGGGGTACAATAGTCACCCCTTGCACCAAATACATAAGCCCAACCAAGGCAAGCATTGGCAAGCTTGACAACCATTTCCGCAACGGTCAGCCCTTGCGCTTTCCATTCAGCAAGCAGATTATCTACTTCAGCAGCAGTATTCATTCATCCATCACCTGTTTTTCCGGGACTTCAGGAAGTCCACCAATGGAAGTCAGGATGGACAGGATACCCGCAAGCAGAGAAGCGGAACCGACCATCAGCCAATTCACTTCAGAAATGACAGCGGAAGTTCCGATGGTAGCAATAGCGGTCTGGGCAATGGTTTTGATAGCCCGGACAGCAGCAGCCTTTAACCATACTTTGAAATCATACTTCATTGGGAATCATCCTTTCTTTTGAATTTCATCAATCCGGTTATGCGCTGACTTGGTGGATTCTTCCACCTTTACAAGTCTTTCACTCATTCCCCGGATATCCCGCTGAATGGATTTGTTTTCCAGCTTGATATCATCCACACTGGAACGGATATACCGTATGTCAGCGGTCATAGTTGCCCTTTCGGTTGCGTTTGCGCTGTTATCCTGAAATTTAGTCCGCTTGAATGAAAAAGCGGTAAATAACAGGGCAGCAACAGCAACCACAAGGGAAATAATTGTTTCAATTGGCATGGAACACACCTTCTTTCTAACAGAATACCCGCCTGTTTGCTCATATAATCGCAAATCAGGCGGGTCTAAAGGGGAAACCGAATAAACACCCATTGACAACCGGAAGGGGCTTATTCAGCCAATTCAGGCAGTTCCAGAGCAATCAGGATTTCACGGACAGCTTCTTTCAGTTTGTCAGGAACCTGAGAAAATGTTTTCTTACCCTTCACAATCAGTGTAGCGTAAACAACAGCCATGTCTTTCACCCCCTTCCAGATCAGAAGAATCAGGAACAAAAGAAGGTTAGTCCACATCCCCTTCAAGGATTTTACGAACTTCTTCACGAATCTTAGCGGGAACATCATCAAGGGTCTTCAGCCCCTTTCGGATCAGATCAGCATAGACTTTAGCCATGATTACACACCCCCTATGATTTCATACAGTTCACAAAGCGCCAACTGTGCGTCTGTCAGTTGGTCATCCATAGAATGGATGTATTCATCCTTGTCATACTGTTTCAGGTCAAATTCATATTCAGTGTGGGTTCCTTCTTCATCATGAACGGTTACCGTTGTGATGTTTTCAGCTACCCAAACGGAATATTCATCAATCGTGATGTTTTCAGGGGAAGTACAAGCCCTGACTTTTCCGTGATTAACCACAAGCAATCATCCTTTCTGCATTTACCTTGGTAAAATACGCTTGAAGCGCTGGTTTCAGCGGTTCAATGTATTTCTGGTATAGACGGTAAGAATCACAGGAATCCAGCCAACCGGAATAACTGTACACACAGCAGAAATCCGTCTGTGTCAGCATCTTCCCTTGTTTGACTTTCTTGAATATCCGTTTCATCTTCCGCTTAAAGGAATGACAGGTTGATTTTCTAAGCAGCGTATAACCAAGGAAGGTTCTGTAACCAAGATAATCAACACCCCGTTTGGATAAGGGGAAAACCTGCCAATTGTCCTTCATGGTTATCCGCATATTGGTTTCAAAGTACACTTCAATCTGCTTCCGCAGTTCATGAAGCTTTTCCTTGCTGTCCATCAAAATGATTATGTCATCCATGTAGCGCATGTAGTATTTCACATGCAGCGTTTCCTTCATCCAGTGGTCAAATTCACTGAAGTAGAAGTTCCCGCCGTACTGACTGAAATAATTTCCGATGGGTAAACCAATACCGGATTCCAGATACCGCTTTTCACGCTGTTCCGGGGTTTCATGCCTACCCCGGACAGACCGTTTTAACATGTGGTCAGACAGGGGAAGGATTTTTGACAGCCTTTCCCGGTCTTCCGCTGTTGCGGTATCCACAGAATCAATCACTTCATCCATGAACCAGAGTAAGTCAGGGTCTTTGAACAACCTTCTGAACTTATCCTTCAGGATTTCATGATTGATGGACTGATAAAAGTGCCTTGCGTCCACCTTCAAACAATACTGTGTGCCGAAAACATCAGTTCTTATCCAGTGTTTCAGGCGCTTCAATCCCGCATGAATTCCCCTACGGGGGATAGCGGAATATGTATCAGCTATCAGGTTACGAATCAGGATAGGTTCAATCACCTGAATCACCGCCCATTGCGCTATCCGGTCAGGATAATACGGAAGCTTGTACAAGTCCCGGATTTTCTTTCCTTCCTTGCGCTGTTGCATGGTGTAAGGTGATGTGTGATAGGTATGGTTTATCATTCGCCTTTGTAGCTTGGGAATCATCCGTCCGGTTGGTTTATCCGGGTTGGAATGGATATCCCTTTCAACAATCAGAACTTCTTCATACCAGCCTTTTCCTTTCTTTGCGTTCTTATGGGCATACATCAAGTTTTCAGTGGAAATGATGGTATCCCACAGGTTATTGTGTGCTTTCATTCCGGGTTTTCCTTTCGGTATGTACGAATTTAACAAAGCGTTCACACTTCAGCCTGAAAGCGGAAGGTTACCAGCATTGCGAAAGGTAATTCTTATATTTTGCCAAGGGGCAAGGCATTTGATATTCATTTATCTGAAACAGGGATCAAGAAACAAATTGACCCTGATTCATTCGTACACATGCTAAGCGCCTGCTGATATTCCGATTACGATTAGACGGGGTATTGTTAACATTCCAGTTGAAACTACCAGCTTTCAAGCCATTATTCCAATTCGTACCCAATTTAGCTACACCTTGGATAATGGTTTTGTATTTCTGATAGGGTCTATGGAAGTTAGAACAAATCCCTTCCGGGCAGACTATCAAATGCCTATGAAAAACCGGGATACTGTTTCAGGCAGCATCCCGGTTGTCACCAAGGGAAAAGGTCAGCTTACAGGGCGGGTACATACGCCAAGCGCCCGCCGACATCCCGACTACGATTAGACGGGGCACCGTAAACATACCAGCAGAAACCACCAGCCAGCAAGCCACCATACCAATACGCACCCAACCTAGCCACATGGTAACCACTGGAACCAGCGTTCTGCCAATAGTAGTCACCCACCGGAACAGAACTGTTACCACCGACTTCAGACGGGATGAACAACCAATCAAAGTCAGGATCATAACCAAAGGCTTTGACATAATCGTTAGCCATTGCAGCGGTGAAACCGACTTCAATATAGTTGCCCGTTTTCTTGGATTCCTCAAAGGACTTGTCATTACAGATGAACAACTGATGGTCACCAATTCCGGTATCAGCATAAATATTGATACCGTCAACCCACTTCCAGATATTCCCGTAGAAGTTTTCTTCACCCCGGTAAGAAATAATCTGAATGCTGTTGGCATTGGTCACAGCACCGGAAGCGTTACCAAGGGAAGTGGTAGCGCCCGTATTTTCAGCCATGTTGGTTGAACCGTCATCTGTCTTATTGACAGCGCCCTGTCCAAGCTTATCCTGCATGTTGAAGGAAGCGTATTCCACAAGGAACAGCATTTCTGTTGCAGCAGCAGCCTGAACAAAAGACTGACACCAACCAGTTCCCCGGTTTTCCGCAAGGATACCAACCTTCCGTCTGGTTGCGTCCTGTGTCAGACCAGACAGCGGTTTAGCGTTGGCAATGGAACACAGTTGGTCACCCGTAGAAGCTGTGAAATCCGCAACCTGTGAATCATCCGTGATATAGCTGGAAGCGGAAACATCATACAGGGAACCTTCAAAAGCGGACAGGTAAATACAGGATTTTTCAACCCCACCGGAAACAAAGGCGGGGTGAATCTTGAATCCAAGCTTGGGGGTAGCGGAAATGTAATACCGGGCTTTCCGCATGTGAGCGCCCCGCTTCCCGGCAATCTTTTCCGTCTTCAGCGGAACAACCTTGTAATAGAACCGGGGCTGTTTGACCATAACCTGAACCTTGGTTCCAACAGCGTATTCAACACCGCCCTTGGTCACGGCAGCGGTCAAAGCGCCTGTTTCAGTGTATCCTTCTTCACCGTAAGCGGAAAGTTCAACACCACCGTCAGTCACATTGCACCGATACCGACCACCCCAAGGTTCAATACTGTTGAAGTCACTTCCGGGGGTTTTTCCGTAAGCCCCTTCAAGGCGGGTGAAGGTCTTGTTCACAAAGTCCACTTCAACACCGTAGATGGAATCATCATTCAGACCAATATAACCCTTCATGTCAGTGATTTCCGCTTCAAGTCCCTGAATGTCAGCAATGGAAGCGTAACCAGCCGGGTCAACCGTAAGCGTAACCTGAGAAGCAGCACCCACCGTAATGACAAACTTGAACACACCACCTGAAACGGTCACACCGTTGTAAGGGGGCATATATCCAGCGGTCACAGCACGGGCAGCAGCATACAGGATTTCACCGTCATCAGGATCAGTGGCATAAATACCAATGGTATTGATGTTATACCCGGCAGCAAGGGAAGTGTTGTCCACCGCCCCTTCAATCTGAATGGAAGTGGAATTGACAACCGTTTTCTTGGTCACCGGGGCTGTCTGCTTCACGTTGGCAAGGCTTGTCAGGGTTGGAATCTGTGCGTCAGTGTAAACCTGAGAAGACAACCGGATGTTTGTGAAATCACAAACCGCCAGTCCTTGCATCAGTTTAGCCATCAGCGCTTGTCCCTTGTTCGTAATGATAAAACTTGCAAGTTCCATGTTGGTCTATCATCCTTTCTTAATTTGTACTTATGATTTCAGTGTATCCGTTTGCCATGCCCACAAACGCATTACCACTGATTTCAACAGTTCCGGTAAAGTCATTGGTCAGGAACAGGGTTCCTGTCACAGACAGTCCAGCAGCGTAGTAAACACCAACTTCCTTGGTAGCTTCAATGTAGTTGGTTGACTGATAGGCAATGTCAGCAGGAAGCATTTCTTCAAGGATTTCATAAAGCCTGTCAACCTGTCCCTGAACTTCCAGCCGGGTAAAGACATGAAGTAAATAATTATCATCTTCATCCCACACAAGCTGGATGTTATCATTACCCTGAAGAACTGATAGACGGTTCAGCAAGGTTTTCATTGTATACATCTTATCTGAAAACCAAGCAGCCATGATATTAGACCGTCTGATTTCAACAGTATCACCCGGATTAGGATACAGGTGAAGAATCTGTTCAAACCGATCAAGTCCACCGCTGGTAGCCGTATCAATGAACAGATTGTTAAGCAGTCGGTTCAGATTGTAAACCAGTGTTTGAAATTCAGGCTTTTCCGCTTCAAACAGCTTATTCAGTTCAGGAAACTGTTTCAGGTATTCAGGCAGATAGCGCCAAAAATCAACCGTCCGTTCAGTCATGTGTTATCACCCCTAATACCGGGATTTTGTTATCAGTACATGAATAATTAGCAGCGGTTCCGTTGATTTTCGTGTTATTGATATCTACCACCCCGGTCAGGGCAAGAATCCGGGTTTCCAACTGACTGATTCTGACAACGGTTGCTGTCCCGGAAGAATAATTCCCCCAATCTTCACGCAGTTCCAGCAGATAGGCTTCAACCACTTCAGTAATAGCGGTCATCATATTGGAATAGGATTTCCCGGTATCAAAAGTGACTTCAATATAAATATTGATTGTATCATTGTCAGCAGCTTCCACCGTCACTTCATGACCAATAGGGGCGATTCCGTCACCCCGCCCGTCTTCATTGGGGTCAAGGGCTGTTTGTACTGCCTGAACAAGTGTTGAAGAAGCTTTAGAATAGGTGGAATTGATGATGGTTGCAATGATTTTCCGTTCACCGCTTACCCGTCTTTTCACCCGTGAAGCGCCCACACCGTCAATATTGTTTATCCAGTCAAGGTATTGGGCAATGTTCCCGCCAAACCGGACAGGGTTGAAATCATTCAGATAACGGTTCCTGAAATCTTCCGTATCTTCTTCATCTTCACCGGGAATCAGGACTTCCGTTGCTGTTGCGGTTTGCAGTCCTTCCACATAATCAATGGGAATCAGGTTCCCAAGCTTCTGATGACCGACAACACCGGGGGTTTCACAGATCAACTGATAAGAACCAGCTTCCCCTTCAATAGCGTCCCCAACTTGATAGTTCATGGAATCCAGATTGAACCGTTTCCCGGCAACATCGGCTGTTGTGGGGGTAAATTCCGCTTTCAGAACAGCGCATGTAGCATCATTAGGCAGCATACCCCTTTCCCTTGCCCGTAGGATCAGGAATTCCCGGTCAGCAGTATCACCAAAGGAC